ATGATTCCTATCATAATAGCAATCAGCCTACTACAAGCATGTAGTTTTTTTGAAGAAAAGATAGAGTATGAGCCATTTGTTAAGGCATTGGATGAAGGTGACATGAAAAAGGTTATGTCCGCTAGTGATGATGGATATGCGTATGTGAAACAAAGAGGTATATATAGTACATATGAACAAAAAGAAGATGGAGAGCATAGTAAAACAATCTACCAAACTTCGACAGGTGTATATAATATAAAAGATAAAAGTTTATATGGAAATACAACACAAGAAATTACCTCGGAAGTAGATAATAAAAATTATAAAGAAGAAGTTAATTATAGTACCAATATTATGTATCAAAATGGACAGGTACAAAGTCCGGATTCAAACCTGGATGTTTCATATGTGAACTTAATTGTAAATCGTTTAAAAGGAATAAGGAAACTAAAGATGAAGCCCGGAGGTGATATAAAAAAGTTTGATCAGCCTAGTACTGTCGGATACAAACTAACTGAATTAGAGTTTCAGAGTATCATTAATGATAAGTTGAAAATACAATTTGATGAATATGGTGGTGGATCAATCGCATTGCATATTGATTCTAAAAATGGTTCAAAGCAGATATTGGAAGTAAGTATTGTAGTGAATTATAAGAAGAGAAATGATGAGGGCAATTTAGTAAAATATATATCACAAATACATACATCTTTTGATAGTCACCAAGGTAATAATCAGGATGCGAGACAGGAATATATTGATTTGAAAGCACAGTATAATAAGAAGCAGTAATATTAAGAAGGGCATTTGCATGTAAAGATAATAGCGACATAAGTGTGGTGAATGTTTCATAAATATCTCTATTTGTAGTGGAAAGAATTTGAGTATAAATATGTAGCCCCAATTGCCAACTATCTCGATACTAACAAAGGCGTTATTTTAGATGTAATTACGAATGTCTTTAATTCAGTAGCAGCTTTCCTATTGGGAACACTACCGCAATTAATCGAAGTTGGCTCGCAAATGATTATGAGTCTAGTAAACGGATTGGTCCAAGCGGCACCTTCGATACTAGAAGCGATGGTTGAAGTGATCAATACGATTATACAGTCAATTGCTACGTATCTACCTATGATAATTGAAGTAGGTATGCAAATTTTACAGGCGCTAATCACTGGAATTGTACAAGTCCTACCTACGATTATCCAAACGGGATTACAGCTGATTCTTACGCTAATCCAAGGAATCATGCAAATGATACCTACGTTAATTCCCGTAGCTGTAACGATTATCGAGACGATTATCAACGGATTGATATCGTTCTTACCTCAGTTAATCGAGATAGGTATTAACTTATTGACTACGCTAATTACAGGTATTACACAAGCGCTTCCGTTAATAGTACTTGCGATTATCACGGTTATTACTACTTTAATCGATGCGATTACAGCGAATTTACCGGCAATCATTTCGGCAGGTATTTCGATATTGACTACGTTAATAGACGGTATCGTACAAATGTTACCTCAGCTAATTGATTTAGCAGTCAATTTAATAACGAAAGTTGCTGATACAATTCTAGCGAATCTACCCGCAATTATTGATGCAGGGGTAAAGATACTCATGGCGTTGATAGATGGGATTGTTCAGATATTACCGCAGTTAATTAACGCAGCTTTAACGTTAATCGCTAAAATTGTCGAGACGCTTATCGCTAATTTACCGCAGATTATAAGCGCAGGGGTTAACATTCTACTAGCGTTGATCGCTGGTATTTTTCAAGTGATTCCACAATTAATAGTAGCGGCAGTTAAGTTAATCATAACTCTCGTTGGCGAAATAATTAAAAACCTACCGAAGCTTTTAGAAGCAGGAGTTAAATTAATCGAAGCACTAATCAAAGGTATTTTGTCGCTTTTAGGACAGTTAGGAAACGATGCTAATCGATCTAGCGAACATGATCATGACGAGAACGATAAGTTCAAGGGAGAATGATCGAAACGGATTTAAGGTTATTGTTAACCTGAAAGAACGAGGGAAACCAGTGGATTTAACGGGCTATGTAGTAAAGTATGAAGCGATTAGCCCATACGGTAATTTCGTTCGTGACGATGCAGTTGTTACGAATGCAAAAGACGGAGTGTTTGAGTATATCGTATCAAAAGAAGCTGTATCAAGTGCTGGAGTGTGGATTGGTTACTTTGCTTTTGAAAAAGGGACTGAACGTTTTACAACACAGGACATACGGATTTCGTTAGGAAACGATGTGAAACAAGGGAACATCCCAATAGAAAATTACATCGCAGAGTTTGATAAGCTTAAGAAACAGATAGATGCTTTGCAAATAGCGGTCGATAAGGCAGACGTTGTTAAACGTAGTGGCGACACTATGACAGGTAATCTTGACATGGACATCACTGGAGGTTTCAAAACCTTACAGTGGACAGCTGGGGGAGTTAAAAAAGGGCAAATGACTATGAGTGCAACAGGCGCATCTCTTCAAGGTTTTCCTTCCACTGGAGGAACTAAAACAGCGTGGGCTTACAACCATGACACTGACGCGTTTAACATATTAGCTTCAGGTACAAACGTACTTAAAAAAGCTGGAGATACTATGAGTGGAAACTTAACGTTGGACAGAACTGGAACGGCAGCTAGGGATATATTATGGTCGAAAGATGGAGTAGCCCAAACTAATTTAGGTATGAATAGCGCCAATAAGATTAGATTGTACGATAACGTAAATGCTCTCACTGTTTTCGAACACGATACAGCAACTAAAACTTTCAGTATACTAGCTGATTTCAAAACAAAGAACGACACCGATTGGACAAACCTAACTCTACTAAACGGAGTAACAAATCAAACAGGTAAAACATCTAAGGTAAAAAGAACAGGAAATACCGTTTGCCTAACTGTTAATGTTATAGGCGTAAAAAATAACCAAATCATTACTACACTTCCAACAACTTTCCGTCCGTTAAGTGATATGGGATTTTCAAGTTCATATATAAAAAGTGATCTAAATTCCGCTGAAGGTATTATTACCATTCGTGCGGATGGTTCGGTCCATTGCGAGTGGATATCCGAAGGAAGTACCCCTTTGAAATTCTGGTCATTCACACTTACGTATCTCATTTAAGGAGGCTGAACAATGAAACATATTTATTTGTACAACAAAGACACAGGAGCTTATATAGGTGATGATGTTATTTTTCCAAGACAAGAAGAAATATGAGGTATGGTTACTAAAACGAGAATTGAAACGGTGGTTATCGGAACAGAAGAAGCCGATGGTTATAAGTACCCTATATACGGGAATGAAGAAGTGCAGTATGAAGAGGAAGATGTGATTGGGTATAAAGACGTCTATGATATTCCTGATAATGCAACAGAGATTCCCCTCCCACAACCAAACTGGAAACCTGTTTTTAAAGATGGCAAGTGGATTGAAACAATCACACAAGAAGAACTGGATGAGTTGAACAAGCCACAAATACCACAACCAAGTGAACTTGATAAGCTTAAAAAGCAACAAGAATTAATGCAGCAAGCTTTAGATGAATTAATTATTTCTAGTATCTAATAAAAAGGAGCTGACGCAACATGGCTGAGTACATGGCTCAACGAGTAATTGATGAAGTTTTTACGTATACATTTATCGTCACAAAGATGAAAGCATATAAAGAAAGAATCGATAAATACTTAACTGAAAATGGAAGAGAAGACTTAATTACAAGCGCGCAATAGAGTGGGCTTTTTTTATTTTTAAAAAAGGAGGTAAATAAGTGGATCGTATTGATGTATTATTGAAAACATTTATAGCTACATTTGGTGGATTCTGCGGGTATTTTTTGGGAGGATGGGATGCAACATTGAAAATCTTAGTGACGATGGCAGTTATTGATTATTTAACTGGCATGATAGCAGCAGGATACAACGGAGAACTAAAAAGTAAAGTTGGTTTTAAAGGCATCGCCAAAAAGGTGGTGCTTTTTCTTTTGGTTGGAGTCGCGATTCAGTTAGATACAGCACTTGGAAGTAATAGTGCTATTCGTGAAGCGACAATCTTTTTCTTTATCGGAAATGAGTTGCTTTCACTTTTAGAAAATGCAGGGCGTATGGGAATCCCGTTACCTTCAGCGTTAACAAACGCAGTAGAAGTTTTAGGTGGTAAGAGCAAAAAAACAAGCTCTGAATATGATAATAAAAAAGGAGATGTTGAATAATGGGTTATATTGCAGATATTTCTAAGTGGAATGGAGACATTAATTGGGATGTAGCAGGACCGCAATTAGATTTAGTAATTGCACGTGTGCAAGATGGTTCGAATTATGTAGACCCTTTGTATAATGGATATGTACAAGCGATGAAATCAAGGAATATTCCTTTTGGAAATTATGCATTTTGTCGTTTTGTATCTATCAACGATGCCAAGAAAGAAGCGCAAGACTTTTGGGCTCGTGGTGACAAATCAGCTAAGTTTTGGGTAGCTGATGTTGAAGTGCAAACAATGAGTGATATGCAAGGTGGGACACAGGCGTTTATCGATGAACTACGCCGACTAGGAGCTAAAAAGATAGGGTTATATGTAGGGCATCATACGTATGATTCGTTTGGAGCGCGTAATATACAAGCTGATTTTGTATGGATTCCGCGATATGGTGATAATAAGCCAGCGTATCCTTGTGATATTTGGCAGTACACTGAAACTGGAAATGTACCTGGCATTGGTAAGTGTGATCTTAACTCACTTATAGGAGATAAACCTCTTTCATGGTTTACTGGAGTAGATGAAACAATTGCAAATAGTCAATATGATTCTAGTTGGTTTACAAAACAAGACGGTGTATTTAAGTTAAATACATCTATTAAACTTCGTACCGCACCATTAACTGATGCTCCAATTATCGCTACACTTAATGCAGGCGATGAAGTAAAGTATGATGCATTCGGTTATGAAAAAGACGGTTATGTATGGATACGTCAACCACGTTCAAACGGATATGGTTACATTGCAACTGGTGAAACTTCAAACGGAAAACGTGTTAGTAGTTGGGGTTCATTTAAATAAAAGAATAGTTTGATTAACAAAAATAAGAGCCGTCCTGTTGGGCGGCTTTTATTTTTGTTCGGTTCATCAAGTTTAAACACAGCATTCTTTTTTATCTATATATCTATGTATGCTGGCTTAGAGACGTAGTCGATATACGATTAGCCCCACTTACCCTTATCAGTGTATTTGTATAACATAGTAATAACTTCGGCTCTGGTTGCAAAGTCGTTTCCACGACTACCGTCATAAATACCTTGACCTGTTCCCCATGCAATTGAATTACTGAAACCGCCTTTAGGAGACCATGCAGGGCTATTGAAACGCTTTTGATAGAGCATGGCTACCGCTTCATGACGAGTGATCCGATCAGCTCCACGTGATCCGTCAGAAATACCTCGATTTATTACATACTGGCGCGCTTCATCGTAAGAGTTGTACCGTCTTTGAGAATAATTAGCAATCATAATCCAAAAGTCTTTTCGATACGCCGGACTATCTCTCATATCAAATTTAATGACATAGTTTCTAATAGCCCAATCCATTTGAGGATCTGCCCAATGTGCTGAAGCTTCTTTTGGGGCGATTGTTGCTAACCCTGTAGATAACGTAATAGCAGCAATTACAACAAACATAACCTTTTTTAGTTTTTTTAACATATTTTCCATTCCTTCCCTATGTGTGTATTACTTTTAGTAAATTATAATATTGGCTTTTAAAAGTAAATAGATATATTGATATTTATAGGGATAATTTGTGAAATCAACAACAAAATGGAATTGTATATGTGTGGAATTTTTTATTTATTCCATAACAAACTTACCTTTAAATTTAACAATATGATAGATATAGAGTAAATGTATATTAAAAACGTTAAGCTAGCTTAACGTTTACTTAATGGAACTTTGGTAAACTTAGTTGTGTAGTTATTACATAACGAAAAAGGAGTCGAAATATGACACGCACCCTAATACGAAACATCAATGCCAGGTTACGAAGAACTAAAGTGGTATCCTATTGAAGTGAAGCGAGGGAAGCAGACGTTTCAATTTGAGGTGTATCGCTCAGATAATGAAATATCCGTATTCTATATCGATGAGCTAGGACGGAAACGTGAGATAACAAGTACTGAAGAGTTAGCCATGATGTTGGTAGTAGCTGAAGATAAGAAGCGCTTTTTGAATTTCGTAGGAGATTCTGAATGGGTTCTGTTAGACGGAGTGTGTGCTGATAGAGGGATGACGAAAGAGGAGATATCGGCGTATTTATATTTGAAGACGCATGTATTGGACGCGATGGAAGAAAAATGAATACAACAAGAAAACCGCCTTAGAGGGCGGTCTTTTTTGTGGATAAATTCGTCGGAATACGGAATTTATTGCGGTATTTATTTAACGGAATTCACATATTACCGCTTGTACAAATAGTAAGATGTAGGGTGAAATGTGGATAACGATAAACATCGTTAAGAGTGAACGGTATCAACAACCGTATTGAACAAAAACATTCCTCATTGTACGTCTCCAACCTCTAAAGTATCGTAATTAAGCGAACACGATTGCTTATTATCGATACATCGTCCACATCCCGATATCTTTAAATCCTAGTCGTTTATAAATTCGTCCAGCAGCTGGATTGTTATAAAATAAACAAAGTGTTCGGCCTTCTTTCGTAAAGTCCTGAATCATTTTTTGTAGTATGAGTGAAGCGTAGCCATTTCCACGATAATTCGGGTGTGTACATACACCAACTACCATAGCGGATAATGAATTTTCAGCGGAAGTAGAGGCGGATGTTAAGCCTGATGAGGTGTTATCTATGAGTGACCACTCTTTTAGTTATTCGTTTAGGAAAATTATAGAGGTTACAGACTTGTGAGTCAATAACTATTCAGTTGGAACTTGTGAGATAGTATTCGACAAAAGTAGGAGACTAAAATAGGTGCCGTCTCAGGTGGTATTGATAGGGGGGGAATTGGGAATAAATAGAATAACTATTTATGAAAACTAAGAGGAGGAATATAAAATGTTTAAGTGGTTTAAGAGGTTTGTGAAGTGGGTTAACGGGCCCGTTAATCTAGATCAGGCTGCTATTGAGTTTTATATCGGTGACGATAGAGTCGTTCTCATAGGTGCTGATGCGATGAACTTTGTAGCTAACTTTAATAAGAAATACAAAACTCTATATGTTGAAAATAAATTAACTGGAATGAATATACGATTTAGGGTATTTCATGTGGGTACCTACAAGAGAACAACTTATAAAGCAAGTACTGGGGAGGTAGGAAACTAATGGATATTATGGAGATAGTAATGAACAAGTGGTTTGCTGGCTCGGTCGCCTTGTTAGTTGTAGCTTATAGGGAGTTGGTTCTTCCCGTGGAGCGATGTACCTAAAAAGAAGTGAGCGAGGTGCAATCTCTAACCAATTAAAGTAACTGTCAGATGATACTAAATAGCAAAACCTCCCCCTCGATGCGATGCTTGTGAGCATATACACAAACAGAGCTATGGCGGTGAACTATCTCCCGAAAGTGTCCGAACTCTAGAGGGCGAAAGTCACTACCTCGAAAGTAAACCCTCCCGAAAGTGAGTGCATACAATCATGCATACTCCTGAGTCATAACCCTATGAGTACGGCATTCCTTGTGTATATCTATACAGGGATTATCCACAGTTACCATGCAGATAATTATGCAGGCTATACCATAGTAGGTACACTGAGAGCAGGTGGCTCTAGGACTGTAGCTTATTTGTCTGTCTCTATGACTACTTCCTATAACAAGGATTATGTTAACAAGCGCCACACTACCCTATGCCTACTCGTTGCACACAGTAGAGATCGCCTACTCGTGCGCTGTGTTGTCTTGTCTTGCCTATCATGTAACGCTCCTGTGTGTACCTGTGAGGATGACAACACTTGGGTGATACTAACATTACCTCTACACTTATGACTCGTTATGATGGCTCCCGAGCGGTCTGATGGCATTCTCGTTAGTTTCTCGTGAGCTGGCTGGCTCAAGGGTACCCATATTTTCCTGACAGGGGGGCAGGTAGGCACGCACGCATCGTGTGTTACACAGTAGAAAATATACTAATCAGCGCCCTCCTAGTTATTCCTAATAGTCTCCATATCACTCAGGTGAACTCGTTCGACACACCTTCGGAGTACGATCTCCAAGACGCTCCCTCATCAGGTCTGATAAAATTTAAAATATTTCTTCCTATTAGCGCCACCTATTGAGTTACACCCATAAGTCACTAACATGTAGGAAACTAGGAGTCGGCTACTTCGGGGTTTACTCAGGGACTATGCTCAACATAGGTCGTCCTCATAAGGTATTTAAATATATTAATATACGAGATGGTAACTCCTAGAGTCGGCAACCTACTTGTATACACCTGTTAGTTTTGCTACCTCGTATCAACTATGTTGTCATTTTATTTCAATCCCTAGTTAACTTGTTAGATGAGACTAACCAGTATCATGACGGTATCGCCTCCTAAGTTACCTAATAGTCTTCCTTAAGTGTAGATATCTTGGAGTGAAATACATGAGATTTACCTAAAATAGTCACACTTTTGTTACTAAACTAATGAGCTTAACTTTAGAGATACATCTGAATAGTTAACCAAGAGTGTCTATCTCGTAAAGAAAATAAACAAATACCTTACGAGATAGCAACTCTATAGCTAACTATCAAGTTTATAACCTAGCTGATTCATCAGCAGATACAATCCTGATAGAAAAGCTATAGAGATACCTCCTCATATAGATTCTAATGTATTTAAATATTTTAAAAACAATAACTCCTAGAGCTGGCATCTGAATAGTTACCGAATAGGATATTTGCTCGTTACCGAGCTAGTAGAACCATTCAGTTAACCTAATAGATTACCATCTCAGGTATTTTATATATTGGAATGAGAAGGGACAAACTCTAGGGGATGTACTAATGGATGGTACACAGAGGAGGGAAACTGTTTTGTACACAGATACAGAAAAACGAACTGGTAAAATTGATCGTATCCCTTGGGGGAGTAAGGCTGATGGCAAATCAATTGAGGAAATCTCATACACCAAAAAGGGCTGATTGAGGAAATCTCATACACCAAAATGAGGACGACTGCTGTCTTGTCGAAAACCAAAAGTTTAATAAATAAAGAATTTATACATATATCTTGTGTCTTATTTTGAAACGTAATACAATATATAGAGATGGTGAGGTTAACTTATTATTATATTACATGGTTAACTGTCTTGTCAATAAAAAACACCGGAGGGAGAAACGAATGAGTACACCACTAACGATTGACGAACTAAGAGGAATGTCTGTAAAGGAAGCGATATTACTAGGAGCTGACGTTATTTCACCCGCTCAGAAGGAAGCACGAAAAGGAAAACCTAAGGATAATTACAAGGAAGGCAACCGCCAGTTCACTATGGTGAGAGAGGAGATAAAAGAAGTGAATGAATACTTGTCATTAGAAAACTCAGGAGTGATGATGTTCCTATTAGGGTTTGCCAAGCTGGGTGAGAACGGATCTTTATATTACCGTGAGGAAGGTAAAGAATCTGAGTTGCTTTCAGCTAGCAAACTAGCAGATCTACTAGGGAAGACACCTAGAGCAACAAACATTATCCTAGCAGAGCTGGAAAAGTTAAGTCTTATCGTTAGAACTAAGAAAGGTCGCAACACAACCATCTCACTAGGAGAACAGTTCTTCAATGTAGGCAGCTACGAGGGTAAAGACTTGTTTACAAAGGTATACAAAGGGAAATTACTCGAGGTAGCTAAAAAGATTTCCTTCTCAGAGTTAGGACTATTCTTTAAACTACTTGGCCACTTCCATTATAAGCTTCATATATTAGTGGACAACCCCCACGAGGTGAATGTATCAGAGTTAGAAATATGGAGTAGAAAACACATTGCTCCCTCGGTTGGTTGCTCGGCTGATTTCACAAAGAAAGCTATCCCTAAGTTAATACGAGCAGGATTACTAATGGAGATTAGCTCTGTTAAGAAGGTAATCATCTTGAATCCACAACTAGTTAGTAAAAAGCTCAGAACTCCAAATATAAGAGAGCTGGCTGATGCTATCGAGCTGGCTTCCTTCTCTAAAGATAACTTCAAAAAGTAATCCCCTAACCTATTATCTTCAAGTAACACACCCCACATTAATAAACCCAAGGAGGAAAACAAATGAGCATTTACTCAAAAGAAATAGTCCTAGAGATATTATCTGAATTGAAATACTACGGTAAAAATATAAGCGAGGTAGGATTCAAAAGAGATCGTCCTCGATTGTATAACGCCATTAGATGCTACTTTGATTCCCTAGAGGACGCAATCTCCAAGGTACAACCTATACCAGTGCAGACTTACAGATGGACTATTAAGGAGGAATGCTAATGAGCAGAATCAAATGGAGTAAGGAATTAATTCTTAAGAAGATACAGGAGTTAGAAACTCAAGGAGTTAACTTTGGAGGTGGATCTATACAGAAAACTAATCGTTCTCTGTATAGTGCTGGCTGTAGACTCTTTGGCAACTGGTCTAGTGCTTGCGAGGAAGCAGGTGTATTAGTGCCAGCTAACCCTAAAGTAACTACGGCAGAAGTACTCAAAGTGTTTGAACCACCTCAGGAGGATCAAGTGAGCCAGTCTAATAAGGCATATGAGGACTTTAGGATAATAACTCCAGATTATGAAGAGTACACTAGAAAGCTAGCATGGAGACTGATAGGAACAATCGGATTAGCATCAGATCCGTTTAGTTTCATCCCTGAGAAGACAGGAGTTAACGTGAAAGTCTTCAGTGGTTGGTTAAGAGGAAGCGGAAAAATGGGTTACGATGACATGATTACAATAGGTAAATACCTGAGAGAGCTAGCCTAATGGGGTTGGTTCTCTTTTTGGTATACACTTGTATATACAAGTCACACAACTGCTACTATATATATGTAGGAAGTTAATTAGCTAGGTTGCTACTTTATATATGAAGCAATTAATTAGGTATTCTCATGAGGTAGCTGATTCGTGGTTTCTGAGGGGTCTCCTGTTTCGGCTATCTCATGAGGATTCCTTCCCTCCTTCCATGTGTGATTTCATTGTTCATTCTAGCTGACTCTTGCGGAACGGAAAACCCTTGAGTCGGCACCCCTTAGTTACATTGCCTGTAGGGTGTCATTCTCCCTCAAGTATCACCACCACTGATTGCTAAGGAGCTGGCAAACTACAGGGAGTGTAACTCCAAATAATCTCTTGATTGTAACACCTTGATAGCTGCGATCTATCAGGGTGTTGCTCTAAGATTAAATCTGACATGTATATGCCCCTCCTGAGGGGTTACATACGAACCTATATATCCTCCTGAGATATATAGCTTCTTCTGTACAAGCTAGTTGGGGAACTAGTGAGGCAGACAGTGAGGGTTATTCTATTCAGTGGGGACTGAGTAGGGTAATCCTATTTTTTTTAAGTATACTAACTTGCATTACCATATAGCGTTAACTATTACGAATAGAAGAGGGGGAAACAAATATGATTAGCAAACAAGAATTAAACGATGAGTTGCGGACTCAGTGGAAAGCTCAACAGGAGCACTACGGAACACCTATTGTGTTCTTTGCTAATAAGATTGGCTTTAGTAAGACGACTGTTAGGAGATGGATTGAAGGATCGTTCGACTTCTCAATGGGTTCGGCTCAAGTGGTACAAGCTTATTTAAATCAATAACGAGAACGCTGACTCCTAAGGTGCTGAAGCCCTAGAGGTGGAGCCTCAGGAGTTATCTTACTCACTATACATATTCAAACAAGTTTTCCATAACGATTCTAGGAGGTAGGACAATGAAGAAATCAGCCAAGTTAGATGCAAGCCAACAAGAAATCGTCCTCAAGTTAAGTCATGTGAGAGACATGTTAGCTCACAGAGTGGCCATGAAAGACAACCTCATGTTAGGAAACCATATGCCAAAGCTAAAGAGATTAGCTAAGGAAAAGGGAGTACTTGGTGAGGACGGTCAAATTCCTGTCGAGTATGCACAAGCGTATTACGATGAGGTCGCTAAAGTGTCCGCTAAAGTGGATAAGGACTTCGAGGAGTTCAAGAAAGCATTCGATAAATATTTTGGAGAGTAATTGTTCTCTATCAATACAGAACATTGAGGTCGCCTAACTAGGTGGCTTATTTGTCGTTCTCGGGGTGGTACTCTCCCAGCTTCTCAGCTAAAGAAGACAAATATACATAGCACCCTAAGAGGTAGCTACAGGAGGAATATACTATATGGCAGATTTAACTTTAGGACAACACCCTTTACTAAAGAAAGCATTCTTGGATGCACGATTCAAACATCTAACAGAGAAACGCTTCATTGCTGACTCTCTATTTATGAAAGTGAGTGCAGATGCTTTAGTGGTTAAATACTTCAAGGACGCTGACGTAGACTCACAAGGACGTTACAACTATGAAGAAGTACCTGAGGTAGGCGAAGGATCTAGCTACAAGCGTATCGGCTTATCAGAAGTAGCTAAGATTGAGATGATCCGTAAGTACGGCTTAGAGGCAGCTGTCTCTTATGAAATGCAAAAGTGGGGACAAACAGGCGTATTCGAACGAATCTTCCTTAAATTGTCTAACTCAGTAGTGGCTATGGTTAACACTATGGCTTACGACAAGATTCACTCTGAGCCTAACATTGGAGGACGCACAAAGACGGGTGCAGCAGGAGACGAAACTTGGGATAATGCCACTCTAGGTGCTGACAAAATGATTAGCGATATCATTGATGCTAAGGCTTCAGCTAAGAAGTTTGGCTACTCTCTTGATACGATGGTTATCTCTACAGAGACGGAAGCACTGTTCTTGAAGAATAAAGGTATTCGTGATGCTCTACGTGAGAACAACACAGATATCGCTTTACTAAACGGCTACATTGGTAACTTCTTAGGGTTGGACGTTATCGTTGATGAGAACTATAGTGATGACCAAGTGTTAATGTTACAACGTGGAATCCTTGGAGACATCGCCGATGCGGAGCCATTGAAGTCTCATACGTATAACCAAGAGGAAGACTCTACTACGATCTTACGTGTGAGCCGTTTCACTACAGCTTACGTAACAGATCCGAAAGCAGTTTACTTACTTAAGAATATCAAAGCTTAATAGCTTAACACTGGGGGTCGGCTATTGGCTGGCTCCCTATTTTTATTTACCAGGAGGCAGGACAACCATGATAGAAAAATTCAATGAAGGCTCAATCACTGGGGGAGACTTACTCAAAGATGCTGTACTATTTTTGGAGGGAACTCACCGAGGTAAACCATATACAAAGCAAGACTTACATACCCTTGCTAACTCGTTTAACAAGGCTGACAATGTACCAGTCCAGTTAGACCACAGTGAGAGCGCAAAGGACACTGTAGGCTTCTTAGAGAGCGTATCTGTACAGGGTGGCCAACTCTTAGGTAAGCTACGTATCATTGACGAGAAGGTAAAGGAACGAGTAGACAAGGGACTTATGAAGAAGGTCTCCGTGTCATTCTACACAGACACTACCGGTAAGCCTACACGTTTACGTGAAGTTAGCCTAGTAGCTTTCCCACAAGTCAAGGGAGCGGAACTGTTTAACGAATCACTAAGCGAGGACGAACAATTCTATAGAAACTATGTAGCTGGTCTAGGGATTGGCTCAAGAGGGAGGAAACTATAATGGGTAAAGGAATGAAAGGACAGCCTATGGAGTGGAAAGACGAGGAAGCAAAGAAGCGTTCTCTAGCAAACTTACAGCCTAATGCGGCTATGAAGCACGGACTACGTAGCCAGAACTTTGAGGCTACATTAACAGAAGTAGAGCTTCAGCAGATTGCTAAGACAGAGAGCGACATCTTAGCACAGCTAGGGGATTCAGCGACCTCTACAGACAAGATCAATGCAGAGAGATACGCTATTGCACTCATCAAGGTACAACGAGCTGACCAAATTGAGAACGTATCTATCAAGTATAAAGACTTCACAAAGGAGCTTCTTGAGATTGAGAAACAGTTAGGCCTAGACAGACGTTACCGATTGAGTAAGTCTAACACTGAGAATCCTTCTAATACTGATTGGATGCTTAGCTTGTTTGATGGTGCTAACGAAAAACTATAGGAGGCAGTCTCGTATGGATAAACTACATGTATTGTATACTGTGAAAGTTAAGTTTAAGGGAGAAGAAGCTGGGGAGAAAGTCCTGAAAAGGAAGCACCTCTCTAAGTGCGCTAAGGGGAAAGTATCTGACCAGCTCCAGTTTGTCTATGACTTCTATAGCCAACTATATAATACGAATTACACTGAGATGGTAGGACTAGACATGAAGTTTATCTCAGTAGCTGAATACGATGAATTATACCAAGAGGTATACGAGTGAGGAATGAATGCCGATGAGGAAGGAAGACACGGAGTTTAAACTTAGAGTGATGATTCTGCTATGGGTTGTACTATACGGAGCATTCGCTATGTTAGTACTCTTTAATATCTAGAAAGTAAACACCGAGGTAGCGTTCCTGAGTGAGAAAATATCACTTAAAGAATATGCTATCTCTTTTTTTTATAACTTTTCGGATGTAACCTTACAGAGAAAATGCATAGTCGTAACACCTGGGTATTACCACAGTAAGCCAGCTTTACAAAAGGTATTTTATTTCTAGATTGACTACTCTATAATCAGATTTGGAAGGTGGTGATAAGATGATACCTATGCTGAAATACAAAGATATTTCAAGGCAAACGCTAGAAGTAGAGTTTATCGTAGGTTCAATGTATTTTACAATTAAGGATGAATACAAACGTTATGTCCATTGTATATTCTCGATTGGAAGAGCTCGTGAGTTTGTGAGAATCTTAAGTAATGGAGAGATGGCTGAGGTGTTTGATCGTGGAGGAGATTTATTGAGAGTTCGTCCTATGAGAGATGACCATCTCGCTATTGAAATTGAATCGAAGGGGATGAGTAAGGGGTTTGTGTTAGATAAACAGCAAACTCAAGAGTTATCTAATTGGTTTCAACGAGTGCACAAACTATAATTTCAATTACCGTAATGGTAACCCCGAGGAAGAAAGCAAAAGAGCCGACTCAATGAGAGCCAGCTCGAGGGTTATTACTTCATGAGTTAAAAGTTCTCCTCAGTTAATTCATTTAAATTAAAACTAAGAGTCTTAGAGATTTTGCCAGCCCGTAAGATAACTACAAACGTAAGGCCTAGTTGGAATGTATCTACTTTGCAAACTTTATTAGTAATACGAGATAGTGAGTCTTGAAAGCTAGATACTAGAGTATCGATCTCCTCCATAGCGATATCTAAATTAGTTGGTTGAATAGTGTTTGTTGTCATAAATAATCTCTCCCTTTAGTTTTTATTTATCTACACGAGATAGGTAATACTTACAGGTGTACAATCATGAGTGAAACGATGTAACCGACTGCGTAAAGAAAGGTAATGCTGCCGCCAGCTACCAAGGTTGATTTAACCCACTCTTTAAGTTTCAACTTATTCGCCTCCCGTGAGGTCGAACCTTTACAGCTATTTCTGCTCATGATACTATAGGGAGGAAAGAGCCTTATAGGTTCGACTGAATTGCGTAGCCTTATCCAGTGAACTCGCCAAAGTTTACTACTGGGTAGGGCTATTTGTGTTTCACTTATCAACTATAGACTTTCCTTCATTGATACGCTCAAAGGCTATATCTACGAGTTCTTTACGCTTACTCTGTGGTAACAACTTGAGAGCGCTGAACAGTTTATAAAATCTTTGAGCCTCTTCAATGCTTGCCAGCGAGTAGGCGTTCATAACTCGTGTGAAGTACCTGAGTTGTTTCTCCTGCATGTGTTCACCTCCTTGCTGTTGTATCTATCTTAGCATAGCGTAAAACAGTTGCGCAACCGTTTTGTTTAACTTTTTTAGATTTATTTGCTTCGGGTTTAAAATGGACCTCCAAGACTCACTCTGAGAAGGGGAACTCACTAGACCTCACATGAGATTTGTACAAGTGAGATGGATTAATTAGGTACAAACACTAGAGTCGCCCTCGTAGAATCCTGTACAGAGCAATCTGAGAGTCTGTTTCTATCTCGTGTGCTACTATCGAGCATGCTAACTGGCATATACTTGATTGGTTGCCAATAGGTGCAACCCATCGAGCATAGCTAAACAGAACTACCTCAAGGGTGAACAAGAGGGAGGACAGCAACCAGATAGCAGGGATTATTACTCACAGTAATAGCTACTGGAGGAAATTAAACAGACGACACTTAAGAGATCGCTGAGCAGTAGATAACTTCTGGGCTAGAACTCCATAGAAGTAGCCAGTGAAATCACGTACACGTTTAACCTTGCTAGCAAGCACACTAGCTCGTACTGATGAGACAGCGATCTCTACAGTGTCAACTAGATCAGGAGCATGTTTTTTTGCAGCCATTTGTACTTTGCTCCAAAGTTTATAAACAGCTTGTACATCCAAATAAGGTAATGCTGCTATAGAGAATTGAGTAGGTACGCCAATAGCATCCAAGTGAGCTAGTCCTAACTCGTGTGCTACGTAGGTTTTATTATTAGAGCTTTTAGTTTTAGAAATAATTGTATCTGTATGAGCTGGTGACTCCTCAATGCACTCAGGAGTAGGCTCCTCAGCTACCTCGCATTGTGACTCCTCAAGATGACTCTCGAATGGATTAATAACCGTTATAGAAGCACTATAGCCACCTTTAACAGGTTTATACTGAGAGTGTCTTGTGATGATTCCATTCTCAGCTAAAGACTTGAGGGAGCGCTGTACAGTACGTCTCACGTATCCAGTTAGATCTGCTAGTGTATCTGTCTTAAGGTAACTGACTCCAACGAATTTACAACTATAACTAGCAATCTTCCATAACACAGTTAGATCACGCTCGCTTAGATTGTACTTCTCAATGTATTGCTGGACAGACTTGTCCATCTCGGTTACAGAATTAAATGATTGGTATTTTCGTAGTTCCTTCATAGTTATCCTCCTGAATAGGAGATACTTGCAGATTACACCACGAGATAGTAGAATAAGAGCAAATAACTCCATAGTTATTTTGTGTGAGAGAGTCCTGTCTGGTCGCCAAACTAGAAGCAGGGCTCTTTTATATTGCCTTAAAAGTCGAACCTATTAAGTGGGTTATACTTATCGTTTGATTCAGCTAACGAGTTACCGAAAGCATGTAGGTAAACCTCAGTAGTTCTTATTTGGGAGTGATGCATCAGCTTACTCAAGGTGTATATATCCATGCCAGCTCTTAAACAGTTACTTGCATAGGTATGCCTAAACATGTGAGCTGTAGTTTTGAATCCCATACGCACAGACAACCTAGTGAACATTAACTTGACAGCATTCACTGTTAGTGGGTTACCTCTGTGGTCATTAAACACATGAGCAGGCAACTTAATGTAGTACTTCTCACAGAATAATCTCCACTCGTACAACTCCCGAGCCACCTTATCCGTTAACGGAGTAGACAGGCTCTTACGATTCTTCCCAAAGATAGTGATAGTCTTATTGAGTAGATCCACGGAGTCCCACCTCATGGACACCAGCTCGCCTAGTCTTATGCCTGTACCAGCGAGGACGACTATCACGGTATGCCCTCTGTAGCTATACAACGTGTTTTCTCGAGAGCGCATCCTCCTGTAGTATCTAAGCATCTGCTTTATCTGTTCATCGGAGTACACCTTGATAATCTTGTCCGTCTTAGCAGGCTTAATCTTATTGGTAGGATTGCTACGGATCTCTATAATGTCCTCATCCTCTAGGTACCTAAAGAATGTCTTCAAGTGCTGGAGCTTACCATTACGAGTCACCACCGAGTTTCCTCTCTCCTTGGAACAGTAGAGGAGGTAGCTCTTAATAACTGGTGGAGTAATGTCCTCAATGTTAACGATCTCCCTCTCGGTAGTGAGCCAGCGAGAAAACTCATTAAGCGTATCTCGATAGCTCTGTATCGTTCTCGGTGCGAGTCCACTGAGTTCTTTATCCTCTAGGTAATCCTTAATCATAAATCTAAGTAGTGCCAT